AATAAAAAAGGGCAGCTTTTATACTGCCCTTTAATCACATGAGAAACCTTTACTTTACTTCTGTCACTACAAATATAATCATAATTAAATTAAAAGTCAATGGCTAAAAAAGGATTATATGCAAACATACATGCTAAAAGAAAAAGGATAAAAGCAGGATCAGGTGAGAAAATGAGAAAGCCAGGTAGTGAAGGCGCACCTACGTCTAAGAATTTTAAAGATGCTGCTAAAACAGCAAAAAGAAAAAGAAGTAATGGGACAAATACGAAAAACAACAAAAGGAAAAAACGCTAACTACAGACCTACAAAGAAAGGTGCAGGTATGACAGAAAAAGGAGTAAGAGCATATCGTAACAAAAACCCAGGTTCTAAACTGCAAACAGCTGTAACTGGTGAAGTAAAGAAAGGTAGTAAAGCACATAAAAGACGTAAAAGTTATTGTGCTAGATCAGCAGGTCAAATGAAAAAGCATAATGTTAATTGTAGTAAAACTCCAAATAAAAGAATATGTGCTGCAAGGAGAAGGTGGAAATGCTAAATAAAAAAATATGATAGTTGATAAAGTAAAAGAAATGGCTATTACTGTTACTCACGATACAGCAAAAAACTTAAAGCCGTTATTAATTATTAGTGATGTACATTGGGATAGTCCAGACTGCGATAGGAAACTATTAAAGAAGCATCTAGACTTAGCTAAAGAAAAAGAAGCAGGTATACTTATTATAGGTGACTTCTTTGACTTAATGGAGGGTCGTAATGATATGCGTAGGTCTAACCATGCTAGACTAGAACACTATGCAGGCAACTATCTACAAAAAGTAGTAATGGATGCTGCAGAGTGGTTATTGCCATATAAAGACAATTTAGTTATGATTAGCCACGGTAATCATGAAACTAGTGTAGCTAAACATGTTCAAGTACAACCTATTAACTGGCTTGTGTACGAATTAAGACGACAAGGTAGTCAAGTACAAGAAGGTAACTATCAAGGATATTTGATATATAGAGCTCAGTATACTTATAAAGATACTAATGCTTCTTACAACTATAAGATATTCTATCACCATGGATTATGGGGTGGTGTAATAAGCAAAGGCACTCAAAGTGTAATGCGGTTTGGTGCTGTTGTACCTGATGCAGATATGATTGTTACAGGACACACGCATGATCAATGGATGATGCTTCATACTAGATATAAATTAAATCGAGTATTTGATGTATCTTTACATGACCAGATACATCTAAAACTTGGCACATATAAGAATGAGTTTAGAACAGGTAGTGGGTTTGCAGTAGAGAAGATAGGATTACCTAAACCATTAGGAGGATGGTTTGTAGAGATGTCATGTGCAACAGACGAGTTAAGACGTGTCACAATAGTTGCTACACCAACAATGTTAAAATGAAAAAACATACTAAACTTTACTTTGAAGCTTTTGGCTACGGATATGCAGATTTTATCCCTTGTGAGATATGTAGAACTAAAGCAGTTGACATACATCATATAGATGCAAGAGGTATGGGAGGAACAGATAAAGACAAGATAGAGAACTTAATGGCATTATGTAGAAAGTGCCACGACTTCTATGGCGATAAAAAACAATATAAAGATATGCTACGTAGAGAGCATCAAAAGAATTTAGAATGGCTAAGTTAAAGTATTTAGTAATACATTGTTCAGCTACAGTAGAAGGTAAGTATCTTGATAAGCGAGATATTATTAATTGGCATACTAATCCTAAAAAGTTAGGAGGTAGAGGATGGAGAGTACCAGGCTATAACGACTTGGTGTTATTAGATGGTACATTAGAAAGTATAGTACCATTTGATACAGATGATTATGTAGATAATTGGGAGATAACAAACGGTGTAAAAGGACTGAATAATGAATCAAGACACGTTTGTTATATAGGTGGATTAGATAGTAAAGGTAAACCTAAAGATACAAGAACTAAAGAACAAATAGCAACACTTGAAACGTATGTTAAATATTTGGTGTTAAGGTATCCAGATATACAAGTGGCAGGACATAACGCATTTGCTAATAAAGCTTGTCCTTGCTTTAGTGTATCTAAGTGGCTAGAGAATTTAATACCTGATAAAAATATATATGGATTACATTGAGTTTAGAACGTGGTGGTATAATAAGTTTAAGCACATTGAGTATGATGACGCTAAACATTACTATTATAACAAAGACACAGGTAAAAGGTTGACTAGTGTAACACAGTTAATTAGTAAGTTTAAACCGCCATTTGATTCTGAATATTGGAGTAAGAAAAAAGCAGCAGAGAAAGGCATCACACAAGAAGAAATGCTAAAAGAGTGGGATGATATTAAAGAGAAAGGTTTAGCTATTGGTAATGAGATACACGACTATATAGAGAATAGATACGACCAATACATAATTGACCCATCTATAGATATGGTTGAAAGATACTTAGAAGATACTAAAAGCGATGTTCCTTATATGCAAGAGGTTATTGTAGGTAATGATATAGTAGCAGGTAGGTTTGACCACTTAGGCATACGAGATAACAAACTAATTATAAAAGACTGGAAGACTAATAAGAAATTTGAAACAACTAGTAGATATAGTTTAATTAATGGATTAGAACATCTGCCTAACTGCGAGTTCTACATTTATGCGTTACAGACTAGTCTATATCAATACTTATTAGGATTAGATATAAAAGAACGAGAGATAGTATGGTTTGATAGACAAGGAGATTATCATGTATATAAAATGCCTTATTTAGAAAAGGAAGTAAAAACAATGCTTGACTATGAGTACAGTAAACACACATATATCAGCGATAAGAGCGTTAGTAAATAAATACTCAGAAGCTGGCACACCTTATACAGATGAATTTTTATATCATTTGTTTAGTACTGCTGCTTCAAGACTAATGCGTCAAAGATATGGTAATAACCGTAAGACTAATAATTGGGATGTAGCTTATTACTGTATAGCTTTAGAGAAGGCGCAGTTAGCTGATTGTGCAAACTTACCACAATGTTCTGTACTTAGAACTAAATGTAAGATACCTAAGCCTATTACAGGCAAATATACGGACTTAATTAAAGTATATACTATAGACCATAGGGAGATACCTTTTGTCGTCTCAGAAGCAAGCTATGCGCTTAAATACGATGACATACTTAAAGATGCTTTAGCTTGGTCTATGATGAATCAGCATATTGTAATTTGGAATGGTGATACAGATAGAGTAATACCTAAAGCTGTATTAGTAGGTGGTTATTTTGAAGATCCTACTGAATGGGCAGCTATACCTTGTGCAGATGAAACAGGATTAGATAAAGACTACTGTTATAATATAAAGCAATCAGCTTTTCCTATAGATAGTGATTTAGTTAGTCCTGCGTATCAGATGACGTTACAAATGTTAGGAGTTGTATTACAGTCTCCTAATGATAGACAAAACAATAGCAATGACATACTACAAAAATAAGGTTAAATACTTGACACTAAAAGACTTATACTTGGGTTATAAGTATAAGTGGTACGATGTTGAATCAAGCACAGTACCTATACCTTATTTTAGTAAAGATGAAATAAGCGACCATGAGTATGCACTTACATACAAACAATGGAAAGCTATATTGACAGATTATTTTAAAACAGTATTAGACCATCTTAAAGAAGGTAACAGATATAAGATGGCACATGGATTAGGAACAATACAACTTGTTAAATATGAAAATCGCCATATAGATTTCAAAGCTGGACAACAAGCTATGAAAGAGGGCAGACTAGAAAAAGGACAGTTCTTACGAAAAAAAGACTACGACTTAGATGGGTATGCGTTTAAATTAAAATGGTTTAAGACTAAAAAGTACGGAGTAGTATTTAGAAATAAGTACCTATTTAATTTATGGATACCAAATAACGTGTATAAAGAATTACACAAGTGGTTTAAAGCAGATAAGAGTAGAATTTATAAATTATCAGATAGTTAGATATGTCGCAGTTCAAGTATGTACCTTTAGATAGTATTCTTAACTACACATCAGATGTAGTTAAAACAGATGCTAATGTTGAGCAGTTAAAAGCGTGGGCGTTACAGTTTTATAAATCAGCTAATGTAGCACCTGCTTATGACTATGAGTATGTAGAAGTTCCTATTAAAAACTTTAAAGCGTTCTTACCACCTAATGATATAGTAAGGATAGGTGAAGTTATTGATGTAGGTAACGATGCGCAGAACATTTTAACTACTACACAAGACTATGGTGATTATAGATTAATCATAAACCAGGAGATATTCTTCGGCTCTAACTTATATAAGCAGGGTAGAAGATTTGCATATAAAGGACAAAACAGACAAGCTATAGTAGACAATGGTATGTATTGCAGTGATTGTGAGATAGGTTGGAGTATCGACAGTCAGATGCGATGTATTAGCATTGATATACAAGAAGGAACTATTGTCGTTGGGTATTACAAATTAGTTAAAGAGAATAACGTTATTCTAATACCAGATCATCCTACATTACTTATGTCGTTAGCTTCGTATGCTACGAGTAGGTATTTTCTTAATAAGGCGCATAACCTTACAGATAGTTTTAACGCTGCTTTTCAGATGTTCCAAGTAGAAGATGTTAAAGCACATAACTTGATGAAAGAGTTTAAAAAGATTGATATGATGCGCAGTATGGATGTTGACAAACACAGAGAATTTCTGTTTGGTAGAAACAAATTTGTAAGAACATTTAGACGCAATGAATATACAAGATAAGCCTTTTTTGCCAATAGGTGGTTTAAGTACAGATACAGAACCAGTTAATCAACCAGATGGAACAACACGTTTTGCTCTTAATGCTTTGTATGATGCTGAAAGTGGCGCACAAGGTAGTATAAATAACGAGCATAGTAATCAGATTTGTGTTGATTTAGATGGTAAGATTATTGGTACTATTAACGCTGATAGAGTTAACCTTGTTGTCTTTACATCAAATAATTCTATCTATTTAGTAGATACAAGTATATGTGAAGCTACTAAGATTATTACTAACCAAGAGTTTGCTTTTGGTGATATAATAACAGGAACATACAGAGTTATCAAAGGTTGTGAGAGAGTTATATATTGGAGAGATGGTATTAATCCTGATAGACAGCTTAACATTGATAAACTTGACGACTACCAAGAAGTAAACGATTTTAGCGTTACGCCAGAGTTTTATCCTGCTAATGTAGAACTAGAAGTACAAGAATCAGGTGGAGCGTTAGAATACGGTACTTACTTTTTTGTATTACAATATACAGACAGTCAAGGCAATGTCGCAGCTAAAAGTATTCCTTATGGTCCAGTATATATTACAGGAGGTTTAAATATAGAAAACTATCTACCTGATGTAGGAGGCTTACCTTTATCTAATAAGTCTATTAGACTTAATATTACTAACATAGACACTAGATACGATGCGATTAAACTTGCTGTAATAAAATACACAAGTAGTGATGGTGTTACTCCTAATGCACATGAAGTAGGTAACATTATAGAAATTACTAGTGATACTATAAGATATACATACTCAGGTTTTAATGCTAATAATGGAGATACACTTACAACGCAATCAAGTCTTATAATACCAGGTGTTTATTATGAGTCTAGTAAGGTAATGCGACAAGTACAAGGCAGGTTGTTAAGAGGTAACTTACTAGAGAAGTCTGTTGATTATGGTGTGTTTCAGCAATATGCGTCTAAGATTAAATCTGAGTTTATAACTACTGATGTATCTATTGACGATAGTTATAAAGATATAGTTAAAACTGAGATAGGAGATGAAGTAAAAGCGTATGGTATAGTTTACGTATTTGACACAGGACAAATTAGTCCAGTATTTCACATACCAGGTAATTACATTGTAAGTCCAAACGACATTAACTCTACATACATAAACCCTACTAATTATTGTAAAGACGATTTCTGGGGTACAGATGCTAATGGTAATAGTTTATTAAATACAAGTGTAAGGCATCATAAAGTGCCAAGCCGTAGTCAGATACCTATAATGACTGCTGAAAGAATACCAGTTACTGTACAAGCAGATAGGTATCAACAACTTGTTCCTTGTAGTGATGACCCTGTTGTTTTATATACAGAGAGAAAACCTACAGTAAGGTATGAGCGTGTAAACATAGCAGATAGTCAAGCTTTACAACAAGTAGGGGTAAGTCCTAATGTCAGTTGGAGATATAATGGACAAACGACTAATATAGATAATCCTGGTATTATTGTTACTTCTGTACAAGGCTCTGGATATTCTAATTGTACAGGTACAGATAAAATACCTTTACCACCAGAAGGATATGGTACAACTTATGTTGATGGTGATATGGCATTAAGATACATAGGTATAAAGTTTGACAATATTGAATATCCTGCTAATAGTGGTATAATAGGACATTACTTTGTAACTAATATAAGAAACGAAGGTACAAAGAATGTATTACAAACAGGTATAGCAACTCCATTAAACTCTGGACAAGAATATCCTTTAGGTTTATACACTAATAATAACGCACAAGATTTTTTATTTGCTAATGGACCAAACGTAGCATCTAAATATCAAAACATAATTAGTCCTGATTTTTTATTTGAAGGTTCAGCGCCTAAAGGTGATTATATTCAATACTACGGTACATTTTCATATACAGATAAACGTGTTATTAGTTTTGGTAAAGAACGTAAGTATATTACAAGTGTACGGCCAGGTGACTTTACGCAGTTATCAGTAAACGATTCTAAATATAACGAAGTTACTTACGCAGGTAATCATTACTACTTATCTAATTACGAGAGTAAATTTGCTACTGCATTTGGTACAGAAAACGCTTATAGTATAAGCCAGAAGTCAGAGTTTAATGATATTCAAAATAAATCACACTCTAATAAGTTTTATATTGTAGAACTAGATAGAGTATTAAATGAAGACACAGGTTGGTATACACCTAACACAGCTAACTTTAATTATGTAGCTATTAAGTCTACTACACCTATACTTACTAATCTTAATACAATAACCTATAGACTAACTGATAACGTATTATATCAAGAGAACGAATCAGCGAGTATATTTGCAGGTGATGCGTATCTTACTCCTATGTCTTTAGTAAATATTGCTAGTGCTTTAGCAGGGCAAAAAGCATATTTAATTGCGTACGAATGGCTTAATAACTTATATGTAGAAAGTGAGATAAATCCATTATGGAAGTTTGGTGGTACTACAGAGTGTAATGAGATTATAGATTACAAATCAGAACATACTGAGCTTGTAAGTAAATACGGTAAAGACTATTATCTGCCGACTAGTAAATACATAAACGGCATATTGTCGTCTAAAGACAATGATATACTATCTGATAACTTACGTTTATTGCGTAACCATTTATTAAATAGTATAGCTACTGTAACTAATTACGGATTACAAGAGTATCAAACAAGACCAGAAATATGCTACGAGTTTTATGGTTATAATAAAGATTGGAAGATCTTATCATCTACAAGACTGTTTAGAGCTTTAGGATACTACTATGACTACTGTTCTAATTGTAGTAACAAGTATCCTAAAAGGATTATATGGTCAGAAGTAAGTAGAGAAGAAGACCTACAGGATAACTACCGTATATTTAAACCTTTATCTTACTTTGATATACCTGCGGATAAAGGTGCTATTACAAGCTTTGACTATATAGACAACGTCATATTAGTTAGAACAGAACAAAGCAGCTTTATTCTACAACCTAACCCACAGCAAATACAAGCATCAGGTACTACTATTAGTTTAGGTACTGGTGATTTCCTATCACTACCTGCGCAA